AAGCTCAATCTGTATTCTCTGTACATTCTGTAACGCCATGTGCTACTCCTTTCTGCTCAATGTATTAAGCAAATCCTTATTTGCACAGCCCCGGATATCCGCAAGCACTGCCGTTACAATCAGATCTGTTAAATATGCTGGCAGTCCATAGGCTGCCTGTACTTGTAAAATTGCTAATGTCATATCTTCATGCGCTCGGCTTGTAAGTATTCCCATTGGCTCACTCTGTTCCTCTTTTGGTTCATCTGGTAACGGCTGCTCTATATGTTCCTCTGTTGCCTGCTGCATTTCTTCCTGTTCTTTGCTCATTGCGCACTCTCCTTTATTCTTCATTCATTGCAAGCAATACTGCCTCTGTAAAATTAAATGTATCCGTCTTTGCTTTGTTTTCCTCTTCCTGTAATGGTGCTGGTGCTTTATTTAATTCAAGCGGCAACGGTGTTGCCTCTTCTGTAATTTCAACCTGTTCTTTTTCCATGTCCTGCTCCTTTATTGCGGAATACTTGTTATTAAGCCATTCTTTATATACACGTTTCCATATGTCCAACCAATACCGCCGTTATTGTCTGTTTTATGTATTTCCAATACAACTGGTAATGTCCCTGTAAAAGTTGTATAACCATTTGCGCTACAGTTCCGCAGGTCTACATTGTCCAGTATCCAGCCATGCCCATACATATTACACCCCAGATGTAAGCCCACTTGTGTAAATATGCTGTTCGCCCTCGAATAACATAATATGGTTGTATAACTGCTTGCCCCCTCTGTAGGTTTTTGTGCCCATGCCATATACTTTCCTTGCGTTTCTAAATCAAATACAAGCCCTTTATGTGCATTATTATCTGCCCACTGGTTTGTGCCAATTTTTCCAACATAATAATTATCTCGGTAAAAATGGTTTCCCTGTTCATCAAATACAGCACGTTTTTTAGAGGCACTTACACCATAATCATAAATTGCAATTTCTCCTGCGTTAATCTGCACATATTTTGAGCTGTTATTAAATGCAACAATGACATTGTTGTAGTACTGTGTAATATAGCTACCTACGTTTCCTTTTGTTACGCAGCTTGTGATATTTTCAGCATTTACTTTAATAGAGGCTCTTAATTCGTCCTCTATCCCTTTTGCTCTTTTAACTTCCTGCGTAATAGAATCACTGTTTATTTTTAACTGTGCCTCTGTATATACCGACATCTGCCCCAGCACTTCTATATCTTTTACATATACGGCTGCATCTTGTGTATAGGCATACAAATATAAATACCTTGTGCTGGTGCTTTCTGGTAATGTTACCTCTCTTTCTACGGTTGTCCATTCTGTGCTTTTCAGTAATCCGTATGCCGTTGTCTGTGTGGAATAAAAATTACACTGTACTCTTGCGTTGCTTTCGCTCCCGCTTGCCGCTGCTGCCCTATACCGTACTCTATACGTTCCGGCTGGCAATACGCCAATCTTGCACCGTATGTATGATGGTGTGCTGGAAGTTTTTGAGATCTTGGCGCATACCCCCAGCGTGCTATCCGTAATAACCTCATTATTTTCACTGCTCGTATACCATTCATCTGTAAAACCGTCCTTGAAATCTCCACCTGCTACATAATTGTGCATGTTATGCTCTTCAATAGTTTTGCATAGCAATGTAATTTTTGATGCTGTGCTTTCAATTTTTGCCGTCATTTCCTTTGTGACGGTTTCGCCCACACTGTTTGCTTTCTCTGCTGCATAGGCATTTGCTGCTGCCTCTATTGCAATAGAAACGGCTGTTTGATACTCCGTAACCGCACTGCCATACTCGCTGTATGCTGTTCGGTATGTTTCCGTGTTTTTTTCAATCTCTTCTTTTGTTTCAGAATTTATAACGTTGTTGATTGCTGTAACCAGCACATTATATTTGGCAGTATTGGCAGTTCCAAATACAGCAAGCCACGCTTTATGCATTGCATTCAATTCCGCAGACGGCACATAATCATTATCAAATAACTCTTCGTGTTTTGCGTCTGCCTCTTCTTTTTCTTTCACGATGATCTGCAACATTTTCTGTATGGCAGCCTTTTCAGATTCCGTTATTATCCCGTCTGCTACTGTTGTTTCCAGTTCATTGTTGATATCGTCAATAGCGTTATTTACGTCTTGAATTTCTTTGTTGGTACTTTCCTGTAACCCATTCGCATACTGCTTTGCGCTGTTTAATGCTGCCTCTGCTGCATCTGTTGCGTGTTTAGTTACTTTGTTCCTGTACTCAACATCTAACGCCTCTGCATACACTGTCCCAGCTTTTAATATTGCCCCGGTTAATTCCCCGGCGGTAATAAAATCTGCTACTATCTGACCGTCTGCGGTTATTGCTGTCGTGAACTCTCCATTTACTCCCGTACTGCTGTGCCCCAGTCCGGCAAGATTCCAACGCCATACGTTTTTAGCTTTTGACATATCCGGCGTATCAAGTATAAATATTTCCTGCGGGTTCTTTTCCGGGTGTAATACCACATAACCACCGCTGTTGCCAGTGATTGCCGCAGTCACATTTTTAATGGTGTTCTCAATCTGCTTTTTGATTTGCTCCGCTCTTGTCTGATTCTTTACTATCAGCTCCTGTGCTTCTTTCTGTGCCGCTGTAATAGTCTTTGTCAGATTTGTGCGGCTTTCTCCAATTTCCAGAGAATTGTACCGCTCTTTTATGCTGTCATATTTTACTTTCGTAATCTTGGCTTTTACATTGATATCAAGCGGCAATATTTTTACCGTCACAATATCGCATAGCTTTACGCTTTCAAAAGCCTTTATGTTTTTATAATCTTTAGTTTTGTTCAATGACGCAAAAGACAAGGTAATATTTATTTTAGGCTCTGTACTTAATTTGCCCAAATACTCTTTTGCCTTTGCCCGCAGCATGTCCGTAGTAATAATTGTTCCGCTTTCCCATTCCCCGGATAAATCTACAATCTCACAGCGCAGCGTTGCATATTTGTTTACGTTCTCGTGCTGTAACACCTTTTCCGGCAATGTTATGTACGTTTCCTGCTCTGCCCCGTCTGCGGTATATTTTGCATACGGAAAAATTACTGTTATAACATTTGCAATATTCTTTTCCTGCTTTGCATCTATTAAATTCTTGCCGTACTCGATCGTTACGCCATTATCTGCACCCCTTGCTTTTAAAAGTTCTACTCTGTAATTGTCGTAGTGATACTCGCCGCCCCATACGTCCAATAAGCTACCCTCTGTGCCGCCCATAACGTTTCTGACGCTTACAGCCCCGTCTATGCTGGTGCTGTTGGTTGTGGTAATATCACTTGCACAGGTAAACTCATGTGGCAATATCGCTGCATCCAGCAACTCATGCAATGCCCGCTCCCCGTTTACATCTTTTACGGTAAAACAGTCTACCGGGTTGCCGTTCAGCTCATAACTGATATGTTCCCCGTACCATGTTGTATTTTCTCCTACAGCTTTCGTATGGTTGTAAATGCGGAAAAGCTGCGGGTTATCTTCATCATTTGCCTTTGCTTTTATGATTGCGTCATTCTCTAAGTATTTCGCCAAATGTCCTTTTGTCGGATACGTCAACGCAAGCTCATATGTGCCGTTTCTTTCCTCGGTTACAATGCAGCTTACCGCATCTGTTAAAAACCCTATTCCATTTGTCGTAAAATCTTTTTCTAAGGCATCGTATAGAATCGGTATCAAAGTCTGCACCACCTCGGTATAATTTCCACTTTTGTTACATTGCCAGCCCAGCTTATGTTATTTGCTCCTGCTGCCAGCTTCGGGAAAAGTGTAGTAACCATTTTACTGTTTTGTAGCAGATCGCCTTTATATGCGTTCATTATTTCGCCGTCAATCTCAATGTATTCGTTCACATCTTTAAAGGTATGTGCCCGGTTATTGATATACAGCGTAATGCCACCACTTCCCGTTATTTTTATATACGGCGTTGCCGTAAATCCCTCTGTGTTGTATATGGTTGCTGCTTTCGTTAAGGTTATTGTCTTATCCCCATTCAGCCGCCTTTCATATGCTTTGCACATGAATGTTATTTCTATCTCTCCCAGTAACCGCTTTGCCAGTTCTGACACGCTGGCATTACTGTTTATATACGCCAGCCTATAGCGTTCTGTATTGTAAGTGTCGTACAGCCTGCTATACTCTATTCCCGGCGCATACAGCCACATATAAATGCTGTGTGCCAGTTCTTCTAAGCTCCTGCCCTGTGTCGCATCTACACAGCATGTATATTTTTGCTCGTAATCTTTAAATCTCTGATTGTCCAGCGTGTCTATTCTATTGTCCTGTATCAAGATGCCCCTTGCTGGCACTTCTACGGTTTCAATCTCCGGCTCTGCTGCTGAATCGGCGGCACTCTGCCCTGTAATAAATAACCCCATATCCAACGAATTTATGCCGTTATAGGTAAAGCTATTTGCACTTTCAAAATATTCACTACGCATATGCCGCCTCTTCCCTTTCTTTTATTTGGTCTGCAATTTCCAATATTTCCTCTGTAAGTTCTCTTATGTCCTGTTCCCTGTTGTTGTAAAAATTCTCAATTTTCAATTGAATTTCATTTGTTGTACTGCCGCCCTGTTTACCGTTTACGGTATCCATTGCGGTATTTCTCGCCGTTGGTGTCAATGGTGTTACAATCGTCTGACCGTTTACCATTTGTATTAACTCTGGTCCCGCCTCTGCAACCATTGCCGCACCATTCTGTAATACACCACCATGTGCCAGCCTTGGCAGGCTTAAATATCCCAGCCCGCCTATGTTTACGCCCGGTATCTTATTGATTAAACCGATTGCCCCGTTAATCAGCCCTATTGCACTGTTAATAGTTCTTTCAATCGTGCTTATTACTCCGTTGATTCCGGCACGTACTGCTCCGCTGATTGCATTTGATATTGCAGTGCCCAAATTAGAAAACGTGCTTTTGATTCTGTCCCATAAGCCGCTGAAAAAGCTGCCCCAGTTTGCAAATACCTGTTTTACAGCCTCCCACGCTGCACTAAATGTTGTCCTAAAGAAATTTCCTACTGCACTGAATATTGTTTTTACACTGTTCCATGCTGTGCTGAAGAAATTAGCAAAACCAGCCCAAATGCTTTTAATTCCGTTCCATGCGTCACTGAAATTCCCCGTTAATACATCTTTTACTACTGAAAAGATTGTTTTAATACCGTTCCATACCGCTTGGAAATACGCTACTACAACGTCCCATACTGCCTTTATGACTTCCCACGCCGTACTAAAGAACGCCCCCAGCACTTCCGCTACTACAGAAAATACAATTTTGATATTTTCCCAAATTGTAGTAAAGTACATTACCGCAACGTCCCAAACGGTTTTAATCAGCTCCCACGCAACCGAAAAGAAGCCGCTTAGCACTTCGCCAACTACAGAAAATACAGTTTTTATTGCTTCCCACAAAATCATAAAATACGGTGCTGCCAAATCCCACACTGCTTTTATGATCTCCCATGTGTTGCTAAAAATCTGTGCAATATCTGCCATGATCTGCTGAATTACGCCCCATATCATTTCTATGTACGGCTGTATAAATCCCCATATCTCCTGTATTTTGTCCCATACTGCGCTTATAAATTCTTTGATTGCATCAATGGCATTTCCCACAAAATCTTTGATTGCAGAAAAAATACCGTCAACTATCTCTCTGAACCATTCACACTTGTTATATAAGACAACCAACGCCGCCACCAGTGCGGCTATTGCTATCACTACTATCATTACAGGGTTTGCTGCCATTACTGCATTTACTGCTGCAATCGCAGGCTGTAACATCTTGCATACGTTTATTATGCTCGATATCGCCCCCGCCACCTTGCTTATAATCAATAGTGCCGGGGCTAAAGCTGCCACAACTGCCATAATAATAGCAATCGTTTCTTTCTGCCCATCTGACAAGTTTCTAAACCAGTCCGTAAAGTTCTTTACTGCACTTGTTACTTTTTCAATGGCAGGCTTCAATGCTGATAACGCTGTGCCTGCCAAATCACTGCCCGCAAGTTTCAGATTATTCAGCGTTGTTTTCGCTTCGTCCCATGGGTCTTGTGTACTCTCGTATGTGTCCTGTACTACGTTCCCGTAATCGTCCAATGATGTGCCTAGGTCATCTAAACTTAACTTACCCTCTCGGATAGCTTGCGCCATTTCCGCAAAACCTTTAGAACCAAATGTTTCCTGCGCTATAGATAGTGCCTCTGTTTCTGTGCTTGCGTTTTTGATTCTGTCAATCGTCTTTTGTAGTGCTTCATCTGTGCTTAATCCCTCTGCTGTATAGTTCTTAATAGACTTTTTCAAGCCTGCCATTGCCGTTGTTGCATCTACGCCGTTATTTTCAAATGCTGCCAGTAGATTTACGCTCTCTGTGATGCCTAGCCCCATTTCTTTTAAGGTGCTGCCGTTCTGCATCAATGAATTTTCTAATGTATCCATTGATAGCCCGGTGTCCTGTCCTGTCTTTGTCAAAAGCCCCAGTACATTACCAGCCTGCGATGCATCAACATTGAATTTGTTTAAAATCGTATCAACATTATCTATTGATGTATTTAGGTCTGTACCATTGATTTCAGAGAACTCTATAAACTGCTGTGACAGTTTTTCAAGTTCTTCCCCTGTAAGCTGGAAACGTGTATTTACTTCTCCAATCGCCGTACCTGCTGTTTCTGCATCAATCGGCAAGCTCGTAAATATATTTTCCATACTACCTTGCAGACTTTCCAGTGCTTCGCCTGTTGCGCCTGTTTTGGTTATTACAATATCATAGCCGTTATCAACGTCCAATGCTGCTGCATATGATGCGGCACCTACTGCTGCCGCTCCTGCGGATAACGGGGCTAATGCTTTTGCTGCTGCTCCTGCTTTATTGCTCACAGTGTCCAGTGCATTTGCTGCTGCATCAATCTTGCTTACTTTTTCTGCGGTATCGTCCGCTGCATCTGCCACGCCCTCAAGCTCTTTGTTGCTTTCCTGCGCCTGCTGCTCCAAATCTCCCAGTTTGATTTCCGTTGATGCAATTTCTCTTTGCAGTGCCCTGTACTGTTCCTCGCTTACCTCGCCGTTTTCAAACTGTTCCTGTACCTGTTTTTCCGCTTCTTTCAGCGTATCCAGCTTTTCTTTTGTGCTGCCTATAGCTTCTTTCAGAATCTTTTGTTTTTGTGCCAAAAGTTCTGTATTTGAGGGATCTAGTTTTAATAGCTTGTCTACTTCCCTCAATTCTTTCTGTAAAGAACTGCATGAGCTGTTTACCCCAGAAAGTGCTTTGGATAGTTTGGTAGTATCGCCGCCAATTTCTATGGTAATGCCTTTAATATTTCCTGCTGCCATGCTACCGCTCTCCTTTCCGCATCTTTTCCCGCAGTTTCTTCCTATCCGGCTTTGTCTGTTCCATTCTCCAGCAATTATCTAAGTACTCTCTGCCCTCTTTCGTCTGCATGAGCTTATGTATATTTGCCTCTCGCATAAAATATAAATACAAATCTATTGGCATTTCCTGCACATCAAATATTGTGATGTTCAGATAGTCAATTACCAGCTTTTCCCCTTTTGTATTTAATCTATAATGCACCTCGTCCCCGCTGCCGCCGCCCGGATAATACGGCATTTTTAATTTGGGTTATTCTTAATCGAATTGACAAAATCGCCATAATCGTTAATGTATGCCACGATTTCCTCAATGTCGTACTCTTCGCTTTCCAAATACTCTGCTGTAATCCGCTCCCCGTTTTTATTGTTAGATAAAATTTCAGCCATAAGTGACAACATTGTTTTATATACTTCTTTGCCGTCCACTTCCTCTTCGTCCAGATCACTGATTTCCTGCATCTTTTCAAATGTGCTTTTCTTTGGCATGTTTACAATTACTACTTTGCCGTCTTTCAGTGTCGTTGTATAAAAACTGCGTTTCATTTTTCCAAAATTAAAGCTTTTGTTCGCCATGCTTTACTCTCCTTTTTTTAGCTGCGGGAAGTGCCCCGCAGCTTTTTCTTTACACTTCTGTAACGATATCCTCGTCAAAAATCAATAATGTGCCGTCTTTATCCAACGGGTGCGCCTTAAACTGCGGCTCGATTGTGCTTTCTGCATCTTTGGCAAATGTAAAGCTAAAGCCTGCCTCATTTCTTCCCACAATCGTTACTCTGATATTGCCGTCCTCACTATCTTCGTGTAAGAATCTAATGAGGTATTTTTTATTGTTCTGGTTTTTGATTCCACCGATTTTTACAGTTCTCTTTTTGGCTGTTTCGGTTACTCTCGCTGTTGCACACAATTTTTCAAGTGTCTTTGCGCACCATGTAAGCAACCCTGCCTTTAATGTCACATCTTCACTGGTTAAAACCGTTTTCTGTACAACGCCCAAATCGTCCTTTGCCGTATATGTTTCTGCGGTATACTCCAACGATGCGCCGCCCTTGATATGTGCAAGCTGGTTTGCATCTGTTTCAATCGCTGTATCTTCCGGGATTTCCTCAGTAAAAACCATGCAATACAGCTTTCCACTGCCCAAAATAATTCTTTCGCTATCCATATCCTTATCCTTTCTTTCTCACTTTCTCGTAAATTGTAAATTCGTATGCGGTCTGTACCATATCCTCACTTTCAATCGTATCTTGGTACTTTGTGTAATCCACATCAAATAACACTTTCTCTTCAATTTCTTTCTCTAAACTGCCGTCTGCCACTTTGTCTGTGTACAGTTCCAGTGCTGCGTGTATCTCATGTAACAAAATTCTTTCATCACTTCCACGCCCAACTACCTGTGGTACGATATACACAAGATATGGCGGCACTGGTAACGGGTTTTCTTTCGTTTCCCGGAACGCATCTTTTGCAAGTGGCAGCCCCGTTGCTTTTGCCCTGTCAATTATTATTTCTAACCTCACTGCTGCACCACCTTTTCTATACGTTCCTGCAATTCTGTTACCATTTTTTCCTCTACAGGCTTAATATGTACCCTCGGATTTACACGCCCGCCGTTTCTACTTGCGTGTCCGTATTCCAGTAAGTGCGTAAGTTGATAATCTGTTTTATTAAACACTGTATTCCTTTTGGTGCGGGTATCTGCATAGGTCTGTTTTTTTCTCCAACCTCTTCTATAACTGCCTGTCAGCTTTGGGCTGCTCTGTTTCAGTTCGTCCACACCCTCTTGTGCCACATCATCAACTATCGTTTTTATTTCGTCTGCTACGTTCTGGTCGTATTCCGTAAGCCCGGCTGCAATCTCTGTTGCAAGGTCTTTTATATCTACTTCTTTACTCAACGTCTGCCCACCCGCTTTTCTGCATACAATTCTGTCTTTTCTTCGTTCTTCCGTTTGTATGTTCGGTATACCGTCAGCCTCTGCCCGTTGTACTCAATTTCTGTTTGATTGCTGTACTCAAAACTCCATACCACAAACTTGTATTGCGGCTTTATGTCCTTTTGCCCCACTGCCTCAAACTCGCTTTGCGTAATGCTCTCAACGTCACAGAAAATAATAGTTTTCTCTACCTCGCTGTCATTGATCTGCTCGCATAACGTAATTTCTTCCTGCATCTTATCCCTCTTTTGTGTTGTAATCTCCGGCAAGACACAGTGACATTTTCAACGCCTCATAGCTCTGCCTGTATCTGTCTGCTGCATTTTGGTAATTAAACTCTGCTTTTACAAACAACGTAACGGCTCTAATAATAAGCGCATCGTTTTCATTGATATTTACCACGCCTGCAAGCTGTAAATCCAACTTGCAGGCTGCAATACTGTTGTTTATGTCCTGTTCAATCACTGCGGATTTGCTTAAAATCCTCATGCTGCTTTTTATGGTATCTGTTAATATTGTTTCCATAAAACCGCCTCTACTTTGTGATTTTCGCCACTCCTGCTGCCACTAAAACCTCTGCACGTTCTGCTGTTACAACAAATTCTTTGCCCGGTCTAAATGTCTGCTGCGCCTGTTTATCTTTGTAGGTTTCAATAACCGTTACTCTCACACCGTCTTTTCCCGTGTCCGTTTCGGACACTTCCGGCGTTGGCGTTTCCTGTTCTGCTTCTCCCGGTACTTCCGGCTGCTGCGGCTCTCCCTGCTGCGTTTCTCCCTCTTCCGGCTCTTCTGCATCTACTGCCGCAATTCTCTTTGCAAGCTCTTCTTTCGTTCCGCTGTCACTCAACCCCAGCTCATTTGCAAGTTTCTGTAAATCTTCCTTTTTCCGCTTTTCAAGCTCTTTTACATCAAAATGTGCCATATTGTGCCTCTCTTTCCTTATACCGACCTAACGCCCTTTTTCACTAAGATAATGCCGTTTGCATCGGCTACCTTGCCGTCCACAACCATTAAACACTTGTTTTTGATTTTGTTGTTATCGTGGTCTGTCCACTTCACTACCTGCATTTCCATGTTGGTATTGATAACGTAATCAGAGAAACTCATAAATACCGCAATTACATCGCCCTCGTTTGCATCGTCCCAGCTCGGTAATACATCGTCCTCTACGGTTTCCACGTTCTTGCCCATGAAACGGTATGTTTCCTCTCCGTTCACTCCATAATTTGTACGTCCAATCGGCTGCCCGTTCTTATCTTCCATTCCGTCAATGCCTGTATCAAACGTGGACTGATTCATAACAAAACTGCCGTTTCTGTACGCCTTTTTCATTTTTCCTTTTACTTTGTGCCAGCCGTTCCAGCTCTCATACTCTTCCTGTGTCAGCGTAACAACCGTTGTTACCCTGCTGTCCTTTGTGACACCCAGCGGCTGCCCCTCTCCTGTGCCATTGAAAATTGCAATCTCAATAGCCCGCCTTTTAAGCAACTCCTGCTTTTCCTGCTCATAACTCCTATTTGCAAAATTACGGGCACTTATTTCAGTATCGTTATTTGCCGGAATACTTACGGCTGATACATCATAAACTTTTTTGATTTTTAGAATCGTTCTTGTGTGTGTTTCCCTGTCGTAGCTTTCCTCTGCTACGGTAAACGCCCATGACATTTTTGTTATCATGCCTGCGTCAATGTCCTGATACAATCCCCTTGCCAAATCTGTTTTACTTAAATCTGCTGCCACAAATAAGCCTTTCGCATCTGGCTCTAAAATCAATGTTTTGTTGGACTGTCTGGCAAATACCCTGCCTGTATGGTCGTACTGCATTATAACGTCACTCATATCTGCATTATCCAGTGCGTGTGCGTCAATTCTTTCGTAAATCTTTGTACCGTCCTCAAATTCATATAAAAGATACGGTACGTTAAATGTAGTGGCGTATCCCTCTACATAACATTCTGTATTTATGCGCTTATCGCTCGCAACTTGGGCAGTGAGTGGTGTTACCAGCGTTCTGTATTCCCGTTCTTTTTTAACTGGCATTATTAACACCCTCTTTCTCTGTTTGTCCGTCTTGTGTTTCTCCCGTTTCTGGTTGTGGGTTCTGTTCCCCTGCCTGCGGGACTTGCTGTATAACTACTTGTGGCTCATTGCCTTTTTGCAGTTCGCTTACCTCTGTATACTCTTTGCGGATATAATATTTTTCTCCGTCCTCAACATGCGCCATATTCCATATATCCATTACGCCATTTCTGTTTAGTAATGCCCTGTCAAATAGCTGCGTGCTTACGCTCAACTTTGTAGCATTGCTGGCATATTGCAAACGGTTTGCAGAAAAGAAAATAGCATTTCCACACGCCCGCTCTCTTTCTGTAAAGCTCATGTTTGTCATCACTAAAGATAATTGAATTGCAAAAGGCTCTATTTTCCCCTCGTAATAGGCGTTCCATGTATTCTCGTCAAATTTGTTCTGCAAAATATCCATGTTCGTACCAAAATGTGTACAAACATTTTCCTGTATGTGCTGCATCTGCAATGCGTTAGGTGTATACGGTTTGCCCTATTCTTCTCTAAGGGCTGCCAGCTTGCTTTGCTTACGTTTTGCCGCAGGCACAAGCTCTGTTAATTGCTTGATGATAGCCGCATAATTCTTTGATAATGCTATGTATGTTTCTGCTTCCGGGCTTTTCTTCGTCCCGTACTGGTTCTCTCCGTTTTTGTACTCACTTGTCCAGCCCGTTTCTTCTATCACGTTCTGCAATTCATCAAGTTCTATCGACATAAAAGCAGCCTTTTCTATCAGCGGCGTTACCAACTTCTTTTTATTTTCGTCTAAGTCCTTGAAAATCCCTTTTAATCTTGTCTTTTCACTCTTTATCTTGGCTTCTTTACTCTTTTCCTTTCGTGCTGCCATTTCTTTTACCCCTTTCGATACACCCCACCCCCTCTACACCACGCATGTGCGACCTTGCAGAGTAAAATTAGGGTTACCCCTCGGTCTATCGTGAGTGAAAAATATTTTTCTGAATGGGGGGGATTAGTTCGCCGTCAGCCGTAAACGCATATCGTTTTGCACGCACGTTTTTTGCATGATGCTCTTTGTTGTGGCAGTCCTGACACAATGCCTCTAAGTTGTCCCAGCATAACGTAATGCTCTGCTCGTGTATGTTCTTTGGTGTCAGCCAAATCTTGTGGTGTACAATCTTTGCTGGCTCTCCGCATCGTTCACACAAGTAATGCTGCGCCACCATGTATGCGTCCCTTGTCTGCGCCCACTCTTTAGATTTATAAAACCATTCTGCCCACTCTTTCATGTTGCCTCTTTCTTTACCCAACGCCCTAGGTTTCATGCGTTGGGCAGGAGGTAAAAGTATGATGAAAAACAAAAAGGGCGCAACGAAAAAACATTTAAGTTCTTTCGTGCGTCCTTAACAGTTGTATTATACCGCCCGCACCGTTTCCCTGTCCACCGCAGGATTTGTGCAAATATACCGCAAAATTTGTGCAGCTATTCCGCACTGCTTTACTCAATCCCATAAACCATAACTGCCAGCTCTTTTACCGCTGCCGTAATCCAGCGTCTTGGTGTATCTTTCCCGGTATTCAATTCTTTCTCTATCTGCTCGTATGTATAGCCCTGCATGTAATACATGCGCAACGCTGTATACTCTTCCTCTCTCTCTGCCTGCTGCCTGCGCCGCTGTATCTCTTCTAGTGCTGCCGTAATATGCTGTACTGCTGCCTCTGTCCGCTGTCTGCTCTCTTCGTCTGTTGTGTGTTGTATAAAAAACTGTGCATCTCTGTACTGCTTCAACATTGTCACTGTTCTGTTGTACTGCTGCCTCTGTATCTCTTTGTTATTCCCCATGTATTGCCCCTGCCTTATCGTCTTTATACTGATCTGCCACAGCATTAAATGCCTGCGCCTGTCTGCTAAATGCCTGTGCCAATGCATTGCACATATTCCCTGCTGCGGTAAATACTGCCTCTGTAAATGTTGCCATTGCCTGTGTTATCTGCTCCACCGATATACCAGCACAAGGCAAGGACTGCTGTGCCCTTGCCTTTCTTCTCTTTCGCTTATCCATGTATGCAGGTGGATTATAGCCGTATTGCTTTTTATAATTCTTTTTCCACTGTCTGTGATTCATACCATCGCCTCTTTTCTTCCCTGCTCCAAAATACCTTTCTTGTCTGTATTCCTGCCTCATTCAATTTTTGATATATTTCTCTTAACTGTTGTCTTTCGCAATCTTCCCTTGCAGTTCTTGGTGGACTTGAATAGTCTAACGGTGTCGTTTCGCTAAAAAGCAATACCCGCAAACATTGAGCTGTGGTTGCTCCCATTTGTCTGTATGTTCCCATTGTCATATATGTTTTTTGCCATATCCACAGTTCTATCCCCAACGCCTCATTTATTTTGCTAAATAATTCATCAAGTGTCGGTTGCCCTATTTCTCTATGCTGCCATTCGTATTCTTGTTTTATTTTATCCTCTATCACGCCTCTACTCCTTTGGTGTCCGTTTCGGACACAATGCCCATTACCTTAATCGCCATGACGCAGTACCCCTCTGCAAGTCCTGCGTATTCCTGTAACATATACGTTACCTCTGCCTTTATGATTCTCCCTGTTTCCTCTCCGTTCGTGTACTCTGCCAGCTCTAAAATATCGCCCTGTTTATAGTCACTGTCATTCTTTCGCAGCTCAAACGGCTTTTTCCCGCTTGCCACATCTCCAAAAAACATTTTAGCTAATCTTATTCTGTGTACCTTTGGCTGCTTTGCTGTGTCACTTGGCAGATGCTCCATTTTTTCATTGTCTGCCTGCTGCCGCAGCTTCGCTTTTGTTTCCCGGTCTATTCTGTCCTGCTCTTCGCTATACCGCTGTTCGTCTGTTTTTTCTGCCTCTGCCTTATTCTGGTATTTATCGCACTTCTGGCATGTTCCCGTTTTTACGTTGCAGTCCGAATAATACAGGCATGAATAGCACAACGATGTAATGCTCTCCGGGTGTGCTATTTCGTAATCGTCCCCCGGTCTTGGTTCTTCCGGCTTATCTGCTTTTTCTGCTGCTTTCTTTTCCGCAACTTTCTGTGCAATTTCATTTGCCCGTATCTCTTTCCCGGCTGCTGCCTGCTCCGCAATTTCCTTTTGCTCTGCCTCTGACAACTTCGCAGCCTCATACGCTGCCGTTACTCCAATACTACCGCTTTTTAACTGTTCTTTGATTTCCGGCGTTGCATTGTTGTTGATACTTTCCATACGTGCTACGTTTGTGCTGCTTTCGTTCAGCATTGAGGCTATCAGATCACGCATTTTCCCTTTAATCTCTAATCCGTCCTCTTTCTTTGCCCGGATAAGTGCCGCCTTGGTTCTCTCTACCAATCTCGTTTTTTCGTATGCCGTCAGCTCCTGCGTGTATCCATTGCCAGCCAGCAACGATAACTCATACATAGCCTCGCTCATATCCTTTGAGCGGAAAAGCACTTTTTCATACTCTTTATGCCCCCGCTCCAAATTCAGCTTGTTTGCTTCGTTACGTCTATGCCCGTCAATTATGCGGTATTCTCCGTTTACCCTTGCCAAAACCGTTGGCTGCTCCTGCCCTACGTGTAAAAAGCTGTCTGCCAGTTCTTCTATGCCCTCTAACTTCTGGTGCGTGTTCTCTTCGGCTGCCTTTACCTCATACGGGCTTAAATAGATTTCTTTGTATCCCTGTGCCTGCTGCCCGGCTGCCTTTGTCTTTGCGTTCAGAATATCGTTAATGCCAAACTTTGCCATATCTTTTTACCTCGCTTTTCCTGTGTATGCCGTTACAAATTTCTTGTATCCCTGTGCTGCTGCACAACATGGGCTGTACTCATAAATGGGCTTTCGCAAAAATGTGTTTTCTGCTACTTTCTTGGAATATCTGATAATGCCCAAAATATTAAAATCTGTGTTCTGTTCCAGCCACTCTACGCCTGCTGCCTCTCCGTCTGTGTTTTGGTATGACGTAATCAATACGCCAGCCAACTTTAATGCCGGATTAAATGCTTTTGCGTCCTCTATCTGCTCTGTCACGATATCCAGCCCCTCTAATGCGTCCTCGTCCACCTTTACAGGTACTATTACCTCGTCCGTAATCGCCAGCGCATTTACAACATTCAGCCCGATATCTGGCGGGTTATCAATGATGCAGTAATCGTATTTGCCGTATACGGTGCAATCTCCGTAATACTGTACTTTCGCATATACCAGTGTTTTGTATCTTTCAATCTGGTTTTCGCTGTCCTCTTTGGTTAAATTCCATGTAGCCCCAAACAATGACATATTCGCTGTTACAATGTCGATGCCCTCATAGTCTGTATGCTGTATCAGTTCGTCTACGTTGCACCAGTCCCCAGCCAGTAACTTTGTAACTGGTGCTATGTTCTCTGCATCGTATCTACTGTACGCTTTGCTTAAATTGCCCTGTTTATCGTTATCAATTAGCAATACTCTGTAACCTCTCCTGTAAAGCTCATATGCTACGTTTGCTGCCGTAAATGTTTTTGCCACGCCGCCTTTTAAATTTAAAACGCTAATCACTCTCATACTTTTACCTCTTTCGTGCTTATTTTCCCATTTCCTGTAATACTGCTGCCGCTTTGTCGTTGTCGGCTTTTAATAAATATTCTTCAATCACTTTTGCCGCCTCACGCCACCCGTAACAGATCACTGCATAATACCCTTGGTCGTTCAAAAATACTTGCCACTTTTCTTGGTTCTTTGTAGCCTTGTTTTTGCCTGCTTTCAGTTCGATGTACAACCCATGATATCCGTTTCTTGCCACTGGTAAACAGATATCCGGCACACCAGCTTTTACGCCCTGCCTTTTCAATGCTACCGCTGTCCGTTTATCTCGCTTTCCCCCGTTTGGGATATGGTGCATATATTCAAGTTCCGGCATACAGTCCATGTGGTACGCTGCCCACTCAAATAATGCCTCTTGATGTCCGCTTTCATCGTCAAGCCTAAAATTTCTCATTCTTTCGCTCCTTTCCTCGTTTTACTTCTGAACGGCATAAATCGTAATACTCACACCGCAGGCAACAATGCTTGCAATCTTTCCCCGGTTGGAATAACCAGTAAATAATTTTGTCAATCATGTTTTTCTGCCCTCTCTATCCGCTCATTGTTTCTTTTGACAGCGGCTGCAAGTGCCATTAACACCATGCCCGCAACCACGCCTGCCATAAATATTGCAATCGCAGCTATCACAATCAAACTATCAACCCCTTTCATTCCAGTTTTACCAGCGTGTACCTCATGTACCCGTATCCGTAGTATTCCGGGCTATGTACGCCTTTGCTCACGCTGTCTTTGTCCACGTAGTAACCTTTTATCGCTGTTGGCTCTGATTTGAACCATGCACGATCTGAAATTATTCTTATTTCCGGCTCTGGTCTTACAAGGTTTTTGCTGCAATTCCAACGCTTGCCCTGTAATGCCCCGTCTGCCTCTGTCCTGTGCGTATCTGTGTACTTGATAAAATAGCTTGCCAGCTTTGCGTAATTTCCAGAATCGTCTAACGGGAATACCTTTACCCTATTGTGTCCCTCATACGCTTTGTACCAGCATCGTTGTAAAATCTCTGTATCAATCTTGTTGATAACTAAATGGTGGTGGCGTGCCCCTCTTTTACCAATCTCCATAACATGCACATATTTAAGCTCTATGCATGCCTTTTTGCACTCTTTGCGTAACTCCCGTAAAAAAATATCCATGTCCTTACGCATCTGCTCCCTGCTTCTATCCGTCTGTCCCTTTTTCCGTATGTAGTCCAGTTCTAAGTGATAATCTCCATACCCAAAATTGGCATTTAACAGTAATCGTAATTTTCTCTCTGCCGCTCTGGTATTAACCTTTTTCTGCTCTTCCTTGGTTGGCTTTACTTTATCCCCTCTTTTTATGCCCGGCTTTTTGTATCTGCTGGTAAAGTAACGCTCTACCTCTATCGTCTTTCCTGCTCTTGTAACTCTCTCTACATACGGCATATGTTTTACCTCTCTTTTGTCGGATAGTTAATACTTTTATCAAGTGGTAAAGGCAGGCTCTGTGCCTGCAATTTCCTTGACTTTTCGCCATACGCCATTTATACTTTTGTTAGACAAATTGTTAAGGCTTATAGCTTTGCCCCTATGGTATTCCAGTACCGTAGGGGCTTTCTCTTTTCATTGTTTCTTTTCCTCTCTGTATGAGGTGTAAATAAGGCGTGAGTGCATATATATCGGTTTGCTCCCGCCTTTCTTGAAATGGTCTGTGCATTCCCAATTTCCCAACCTTTTTAATAATCCACGTTTCCTTGTGCTGAAATGGTTATACGGGTATGATGTCAGCCATACATAAACTGCGCCTGCGGTCTGCTTCTCTGCATTCCACTCTTTTACGCCTATCTGTTCCCGGTCTACCTGCACAAAATCAATGCCAGCGGCTTTTAATTGCCTTTCGGCTCTCTTAAAAAACCGCTCTTTATCCTTTTCCGTCCATGCAAATTTCATTCTGTGCCTTTCCCGCAACTATTCTTACATCTTGCCATTTCCTGCCCAGCAAGCATACTTACCAACTCCATAAGTTCATCTGCACCCTTTTCGTCAATAAACTCACATCTAATACAACATGCGTTATATCCACAGATAGCGTCAAATACAGATTGTACCTCTTGACATGTACCGCAATCTTTCAATGTTTCAATCAACCCCACTAGCCCGGTAACTGCCTTTATGCCTAGCTCCCCGCCTTTTCCATGTATCGGTATTGATATTTCCTGTGCCTTTGCTGTGCGTTCTCTGTTTAAAATGATTCTGCTTTTCATTGTGTCTAATTCCTTTCTACTGTTTCCGGCTGCCACCATACCTGCATCTTTTCTACTGATCCTCTGCCCCGCTTTTTCTCGGTACACATACCCGCAGCACTACATAGCGGTTTTCTGTGTCGTATCCGCATACCCCGCTTGTTACCTCTGCCTGCTTTACCGTTCCCATAATTCCGGCAAAATTTTCATTGTTCATTTTTGTATGTTCTCCTTTCCGGGTGCGGGGGAAAAATCCCCCGTTCCCCCTTTACTGCTCCGCAGCCGCAGGCATTTCACAAGAAAGACCGGGCGCAACGCTCCAGTCCGCAAAGCCAGCGGTGCTGTCCAAGCCCACGCAAGCCCCGCAAAGCAGCCCGTCGGAGCAGCCGCCGCCCACAAGAGGCACAGCCACAATTTCTGTATCTACCGCCCCGTAATCTGCTGCATACTTGTGGCTATCTCCAGCAAATGAAATCGGCAAACGCCCGTATGGTGTCATTACGGTTTTATCTACATATCCATAACGCCAATCATTCCACATATAGCGGTATACGTCTGTATATCCCTCTCCTGTAAAGTTTGGCTCTCCATACGGCAATACTTTTACAATTCCGTCTGCACAGATCAGCTTTGTTAAACGCTCCCATTTATCGCCCCATAATGCCTCTGTATGGAATACCTTAACCTGTGTTCTGAAATCAGACGCACCGTAAAACTGCCCTTTGTCGTTTAATGTGCCTGTATCCGCTGGCTGCCCGGTTCTGCTGTTTCCTGTTCCGTAGGCTGTTTGCAAATCGTCTGTTTTTGCCATAATCTTTAACAGGCAAATAATGTAGTTCCATTCCCACCATGAACTCATGCCCCATTTATCGCCGTTTGCCTTGCAAGCCTCGTTTTCCTGCTCCGCTGTCATATCTCCGATAGTCTGGCAACCACTAAGGCTGCGGGCTACGTTTTCAACCAGTGACGGCGTATAAATATGTCTGTAAAATCCGGCATTTAATGTGCCGTCTTTGCCCGTTCTGTGGTATGCGTTGTATGCAGCATCGTATTTTACGTTGCTCCAAATGATATATTCGTCTGTAGCTGTTTCGTACTGACACAGCCAACCGCCTTTAAAAGCGGACATTGCATTACCTGCATAATAAATATCTGTAATATCGCTCTTTGCCCCGTCCTCTTTCAGTTCGTAATTGTCCGGGTTTAATCTGTAGTCCTCTGTGCCGTCAAACTTAACCATGCAAGGGTAGTTATTCTTTACAAATTCCACATTGCCCCAGCTACCATAGTTAAATGTACCCTCTACAAAATCCATTACCGCAGGTATCATGCCTGCGGCATCGTACAGGTATGTTACCCGCTTGTTGCTGTCCTCTTCATTTTTGTTAATCTTAATTCCAAACCGTACAGCTCTTTCTACTGCTGCCATTGCTTCACTCATACTTTTTTTACCTCGTTTTCTCATATAAAAAATGTGTAATACAGTGTCATTGTCAAATCACTAAATTTATACTGTGGGTGTTCTCCCGGCTCTAATGGTTTCATTAACCCCAGCTTTTGCCAGTCCTTATGCCGGATATCCGGCACTACCGCAAAATCCTTTACCTCTGCCCGCCATATCTCTTTACTGATCTGGCTCTTATCTTCCCGCAATATTCCCAGCCAGCCTATGTATACGTCTGCCTCACTGGTTTCGTACCTGCTGCCCTTGCCCTTAACAATGCGTATTCTTGTTATGTTGTGTATTGGCTCTATGAATTGCTCTAATGTCATTCTTTTATTTTTCCGGCATTTCGTATATTCTCGGTATTTCCGCTGCAAATGGTGGAAATGCTGGCGCACCCTTTAAAAATCCGGGGCTGCCCGCTGAATATAAATAAGAAACGCTCACTTTCTGTATTTCGTCTATAATCTCTAAACACCGCTCTTTTGTTTCGTATGTTCCTATTTCTTCTAATACTCCGTCAGAAATAAAAATTCTGTGTGTTTCTTTTGGCTCTTGCCCCTTTTTGGCTCTTTTTGTTACACTTCCATACTCCACACATGCATAATTTCCACCCAGCCTATACAGCTTTTCTCTGTCTTGACTTCTTATGTACATGTTGCTCACGTTTTTCCTCTCTTTCTTTTACTTCCCGATAATAAGCGTCCATTATCCACATTTCCTTGCTAAAGGTAAATGATAATGCTATCGGCATGAAAAATGCTGAAATCGTGATAATATCCAAATCCAAAAGAGGTGCAAACGGTGTTGCAATTACCAACACCGCAAATGTCGCAATCCCGCATAATTTCTGCTTAATGAAATATCTTTTTCTTCTGCGTCTTTCATGTTCCCGTTGCTGTAATTGTTTTTTTGCATAATTCATGCCGTTATAAAAATCTTTTGTGCGTTCCATACTTTCCTCTCTTCCCGGCGGTGCTCTTATTCTCATATTGCCCACGCTCCTGTAGTGGCTTCGTATGCTGTGTTGCCCCTTTTCACATTAAAAAGTTGCCTAAAACCTGTTGACCGTCCACACGCTCTCTAGCTGGCGTGCCCACTGCTCCAAATTCACAGCACCCAGCGTGTAGTTGTTCGCCTGCTGCCACGCTGTCGCAGGTTGCCACGTTCCTGCTTTCAATGCGCCGTATGGGACTTGAACCCATGACTTACCGCTTATGAGGCGGTTGCTCTAACCAACTGAACTAACGGCACTGGTGCGGCTCATTGCCGCCCGTTTTCTGTTTCTCCCAGTAAGATTTTTCTAAACATGCTTTCAAATATTGTTACTGGTATACTGTTCCCTGCCTGCTTATAAAGTGGCATCGTATAGCGTCCCTTTCTTTTATGGACTGCTGCCGCTGCGTAAAAATCGCTGTCGTTATACCCCTGTAATCTCCAACACTCCAACTCTGTTAAATATCTATATCTACCGTTTCCCATATCAATAACCTGTGCTGGTGTTCTGTCCTGCCTTGTTGTTATTGTGTATGCAAAGTCTTTTATAACCGTTGCTCTCTTAATGCCTTTGTTTCCGATCACATTTAGTACACTTGGTTGCGTTACGTCATATTCTTTAGGTGTGTCCTTTAATAAGAAATCATCAATATTTTTCATTGGCGTTCTTATCAAATCATCAAACTCAAATCTATCTGTGCCCAAAATTGACACTGTAAAAACTCTTTCTCTCGCTTGTGGTAATCCAAATTCTCTAGCATCAAGAACTGCATAATTGCTTGTATACCCTAACCTGCTCATTTCCTTTATGTATCTGTCATGGTTCGCCCTCATGTGTTTGCTTCTTACGTTTTTGACGTTTTCCCATATTACATATTTGGGTTTCCATTCTCCCATTTGCTCTATAATATGAATTGTTTCCCACATAAGACTACTGCGTGTTTCACTACCCTCATCTGCTCCCTTTTGGTGTCCCGCTATGCTAAAGTCTTGGCAAGGGCTACCATGAATTAAAATATCTGGTTTTAAATTCCAACCTACTACGCTCTGTGTTTTATATTCCAATTCATTTGCAAACATTGCATTATATGAGCGCACTGCCTTTTCGTCTATTTCCACATAATCAATAGCTTTTACTGGAATGCCTATATTTCTTAATGCGCATCTTGGGCTACCTATTCCACCAAATAACTCTAAAATTTGTACCACTTTTTTCCTCTTCTTTCGTAATCGTGTTTATAATGTTTCCTGTGCTTTTTCTGCGCTGTATGTATCCGGCGTTGCTCCGCAGCGGGCGTACTCCTTATAAATCGTATCCCGGTGTACTCCTAAAGTAGTTGCAATATCTACTACCCTGCTGCCCGCCCGGCTCATTTTCTCTATTACCTGTCTATCTTCATAGCGCAATCTTTTGTATTTTCTTGCCACCGTTCCCGCTCCTTTCTCTTGAAATAAAATAAGCGCACAAGAGCTTTTTACACTCTTGCACGCTTTCTTTTTCTCGCCGTAAATAAAAAAAGAAATCCGGCAAGAGATTTTTAATTATCTCTTGTCGAATTTCATTCTAAAACTTATCATTTTACTTAGTTTACTGGTTTGGAAATGAAAGTTCCCGGATGAGCAATTTTCATATAATTTCTCAGTTCCAATGCCAATACTCTTAACCGTTCAATCGCTATCTCAACGATTTTTCATCTGGATCCATCTGATCCACTTTTTCTGCCATAGGCATCCTCCTTCTTCCTGAAATAAAAAAATCCGCCCAGATTAGAACCTAATCTAATCTGAACGGAATACTCATTCAGGC